TACAGATTCTTTCTTACGGTCTGGGTGGTCTAAGGCTATCTCTGAGGTAGTCCACTTCTCTCGTTTACTTTCCTCTTTGTTTAAGTGTAGAGGCCAGTACTTCTGGTGGATGTCAGATTCAAAGATGATCTTAATAAAAGATAGTTGTTTCTGTGCTAGGTTAGATGTAGCTGAGATGTAGAGAACACGTAGCACTGGGTTCTTAGTTAGCTCCCACGCAACACGGTAGGCAACCATAGCTGACTTGCCGTGGTCCCGTGGGAAGAGGAGGAGCTGGTGTGTCTTAGCTTCCTGTCTAGTCCACCACTTACATAAGTCCTCATGACAGTTACCTAGGACACGTTGAGGAGCTACAAGCCTGATGAATGTCACCAAGCTTGCTTCAGCTGCTTCTTTGATTTCCTGTTGGGTAGCCATTAGGGTTTAGTAGGCCAAACAATAATGCTTGGGTAGTCTGGCTGAGAAGGCACATCCCGTAGAGCTTGACGATAGTTTGTCTCTTCAGGAGTCAAGGTACGGTCTGTCACAGCCATCCAGTCAGTTTCACCCAATAGTTCGTTACGTACCTTACGAGCCTCGTCAGCACTTAGAGCAACAGAGGTGTAACCTTGTACCCAAACACCGTCCACTAGAGTCGGGAAGGACTCCTGTACGATCTTAAAGCCAACAGCTTCAGCAGGCTTAGCACCAGCACGTACCCGATGCACGTCTTGTGCAGCTAGGTGACGAGCAGCGATAGCGTGTCCGTAGACTGTGTGCTTGTTAGCGGCACGGAAGGCTGCTGTGCTATATGCACGAGCTACTCCGTTAGTTAGTTTGATTAGTTCAATCATTAGATAACCTCCTCGGCTATTAGTTTAACGGTTACACCAGCATCATCTGTTAGGAACTCATAAGTTACCTCAGTATCGTGTACTAGAGCTAGACTTGGTGCGTTCTGTAGTGAGGCTGGAAGTGTTACAGATGTAGGCGACCCTAAGTTGTACTCATATATCACGTTGCTATTACCCCCAGCCATATACAACCTCAATCCATCGGGTTTGAAGAAGATACCTGTTGATACGGCGTCTTGGGATGCTATAGATATTAGCTGCAAGAAGGAAGCGGTAGTAACATTCCAAGCAGTGCTTAGGTCGTACTCGTTTATGTTGTCGCTGGCATTCCCACAGACATACATCTTTAACCCATCAGGTTTGAAGAACAGTCCACCGGGGCTAAGCTCTTGGGCGGCCACAGAGAAGAGTTGTAGGTAAGATGCGGATGATACATCCCAAGCAGTGCTTAGGTCGTATTCGTTTATGTCGTCACCCGTCCTACCTGATATGTACATCTTAGTGCCATCAGGTTTGAAGGAGATACTCTGAGGTGAAGTATCTTGTGCGGCTAAAGAGAAGAGTTGTAGGTAAGATGCGGATGATACATCCCAAGCAGTGCTTAGGTCGTACTCATTGATGTCATCGCCTGTAGACCCACACATATACATCTTTAACCCATCAGGTTTGAAGAATACGTCTGTTGGTTGGGTCTCTTGGGCGGCTACAGAGAACAGTTGTGAGACGGAGGCCGTAGTAACATCCCAAGCTGTGCTTAGGTTGTATTCGTTTATGTCGTCTCCAGTTGAACCCGTGACGTACATCTTAGTTCCGTCGGGTTTGAAGAACACCCCAGAGGTTCCAGTCTCTTGTCCTGCTACAGAAAAGCTACGTGAGATGGAGGCCGTAGTAACATCCCAAGCTCCGACTAAGGTAACTGGCTTGAACTTATATCGCCAGTTCGCATTTGTTGGTACAGAGGCAAACGAGATAGTAGTATCACCTGTGAGTGTTCCACTGTTAAAGAAGTTATAAGTGCCTACATCAAGGCTAGGGGCAGTACCAGTGACTGCTACTGGTTTGAAAGCATTGATGCCAGTAAGACTAGCTCCACTACCAGAGAAGGTAGTTGCTGTTACTGTACCAGTAGCTGAGATACCGTTAGGGAAATCAGGTGCGCCTGTGCCAGCTTCATCTGTGATTGCGTCTACACTAATCTTGCTCATGTTTTTATTTCCTCTATAGGCTTATTATTAGTACAGAAATATCTACGCCATCCGTGTTGGCACTGTTTCCAGTATAACCAGTTTTGAACCTAATCGAACCAACCGCCTTTGTAGATCTTAGGTTATTAACACCAGATCCAAACCCTGCCGAAGCGCCTGGTCTGTCTGGTACCAGTACAAACCAAAGGTAGTTAGTGTTAGGCATCGCAGTTGTAAATGTTACTGTGTAATCACCGACTGCATTCCTAACGACAGATGCTACATTTGTTGACGAGTTTACTGTAACCGACAAGTATCCGTTAAAGTTCACTGCTGCTGAATACGAAGGAGCCGCAGCCGAACCCTCAACACGGTAAATGTCCACTGTTGATGCCCCAGATTGAACAACCATCCAAGTCGCAGAACCATCCTTTACAACTCCATTACCAACAATGGTAACACCAGTACCTCCAGTAATAGTAACATCAAACGCAGCAAGGTTAACAATTGTGAACTTGTAATTTGAACCTGTAACACTTCCTGTCAATCCTGCAATGATGTTCACAGCCGTATCCGTTGTTTGGATACGTGCAACGGTTGGTGTTATAGTAAACACACCAGCCTTCATTTGAGCAGCTGTAATTGTTGCAGCAACATCAGAAAGTTCCGTGGTTGTTTTAAGGTTAACATCCCCAGTAGAGGAAATTACTTGTCCTGAAGATGATAGACCTGTTGGAAAACTAAGAGATGATCCATCACCTGTAGACGTAAGCAACTCACCAGCTGCATCAGGTAAAGTAAGGGTTCGGCTTGTATTACTGTTAGGTGAGGCTAGGGTAAACGTACCTGTGCCACCACCATCAGGTGATAATGCTATCTTGCTCATGTTGTAGGCTCCTGTGGCCAAGTAATGGTGGTGGGGAAACCAGCCTGCTGTGGTACAGCCAGTAGGTCAGTACGGTACTGAGACCATTCTGTTTGCTGGTCAGCCGTTAGGTCAGCCCAACGCAGTGGGTTAGACACCAGTGGGTCAACGACTGTGACTAGGATGTCGTCACGTTCACCTCGAACCTGTGCTGCTGTGGCTGCGTCTAGCTCTGCCTGAGTGGGAGCAACGTAGGCTGCGAAGGTAGAGCCGATTAGAGCCATTACCGCTGCGTTGTCGATAGTTGTGTCAGTGTCAGCAGGGTCTAGTGTGTAAGGTATCCAGCCGTAGTCAGGGTGGTTAATCTCTACGTCCATAGATAGGTTGTCAGACCGTAGTGATGCCGCATTTCGGGCCTCTGTGATTGTAATAGTCATTATGAAATCCTCAAAAATAGACCAGCTGGGTAGAAGTTACTCCTTGCGTATTGGACTGATAACGCCCTCCACGTTCCTGAAGGGACACCACCACTACTACCTGCCAAATAGCTGGAGCTTACAGAATTTCCGTTTCTTGAAATGGTTGTTTTGTTGAAACCTGAACCCGCAAAGGTGGCCCCGTCTGCCCATGATGAGTTTGCAGTGCTATAAATCAACCACGCATAAGTCCCAACAGCACCAGTGGCAGCTCCAGCAGTTGCTGTAAGAACCTGTGCAGTAGTGGGTGTTGTGGAAATGCCAGTAAGTGCAGAACCATCAATAGCTGGTAAAGCTCCAGTCAAGTTGGCAGAAGTCAAGGATGTAAGGGCTGCACCATCAAGTGCTGGTAAAGCTCCAGTCAAGTTGGCAGAAGTCAAGGATGTAAGGGCTGCACCATCAAGTGCTGGTAGAGTACCCGTCAAGTCAGCTGCTGCAATACCACCTGTACTCGATATACCTGTTGTACCGTTTAACGTAATGCTCATACTACTACCCACCTTCCGCCAGTATCTACCGTAACGGTAGCACCTGCGTTAATTGTAATTGGACCAGCCGTCATTGCATTCGTAGTTGCAGTAACAGTATAGCTCGTTGTGACTGTTTGACTGTTCTCATAAAAGATTGAATCACTACCACCACCAGTTGCTCCACCACCGATGGACCCCCAAGCTGAACCATCATATCCTTCAAACG